CTTAACTGCAGGAAATTATGATGCAGTTATAGGTATTAGATGTTGTAATGTTTTGACATCTACAATTAAAATTGATGTTAAAATTGCAAAAGGAGGAGCCGACTACTTTTTAGCAAAAGGAGTTGTGATTCCACCAAATTCAGCTATCGAATTGATCCAAGGCGGAGCAAAGATTGTTTTAGCGAGCGGTGATGTATTAGAAGCAGTTAGTGATACAGCAAGTTCACTAGATGTTTGTTTATCATACATCGACACAATTAGTTCGTAGGAGGAATTATGACGGCAGTAATAAATGGAATCCAATATATTGGAGGGCAGTATAGCCCTAATGAATTTATACCTAATCAAGCGGCAACGATTGATGGGACTCAAACTGTAGAGAATGGAGTTCTTGCAGGACCTATTACTTTACCAGGTACGGTTATTATAACAGGAACGTTGGTAATAGTTTAATGAGTAAAATAGAAGTAAATACAATTGACACACAATGTGGATCAGCTTTACAAATTGGAGATGGTAATACAGCTACAATTGGTTTAGGTAAATCTGGTGATACCATCACTGTTCCATCAGGTGCAACGATTGTAAATAGTGGGACAGCAACAGGATTCGGAAGAACAGGAACTGTTGATTGGGTTACAACTCCAAAAGTAACAGGAGATTCTCCAGTAACAGCAGTCACAGGTAAAGGATATTTTTTAAATACAACAGCAGGCACAATTACAATTAATCTTCCAGCAGGAGCTGCAGGTTCAATTGTTTCTATGGCTGATTATGCAGGTACGTGGCAAACAAATAATGTAACGGTCTCACCAAATGGCAGTGAAAAAATAGGTGGAGTAAATGCTGATGTACCTTTAAATACAGAAGGACAATCAGTCACTTTTATTTATGTTGATTCAACACAAGGATGGTTGAATACTATGGATTCAACTTCTAATGTTAGAGGAAATGCATATATGGTAGCCACAGGTGGAACAATAACAACTTCAGGAAATGACAAAATTCATACATTTACAGGACCAGGAACTTTTACAGTATGTTCGGTTGCAGCTTGTGCGGCTGATAATTTAGTTTCATATATGGTAGTAGCTGGGGGTGGTGGCGGTGCTTCATCTTCACCAACTAGTAATGGCGGTGGCGGTGGAGGTGCCGGTGGTTATAGAGAATTAATATCTCCTAGTTCACCTTATACAGGTTCTCCTTTAAATGGTTATCCAAGCGCACCAAATAGAATTACAGTAACAGCTACAGGTTATCCAATAGGCGTAGGCGGTGGAGGTGCAGGAGTTACACCAGGAGGACAAAGAGCATCAGGCGATAATTCAACTTTTTCAACTATTACAGCTGCCGGTGGTGGCGGTGCAGCAAATAGATCACCAATGCAACCTTATGTTGACGCTTTAACAGGAGGATCAGGTGGTGGAGGTGCCGGTGGCTCTACGGGCCCAAATGGTGCGTTAGCAGCAGGAAATACACCTTCAACAACTCCAGCACAAGGTAATCCAGGTGGAGCGAATCAAGCAGTAGGAGCTGGTAGTGGTACAGACAACCCAGCAGGAGCTGGCGGTGGAGCAGGCGGAACAGGTGGTCATGGAACAGTTAATACTGGTGGTATAGGTGGTGCAGGAACAACATCTTCAATTAATGCAACCCCAACAGCAAGAGCCGGCGGTGGCGGCGGTGGAGGAAGTCCGAATGGACCATCATCCGCAGGTGGCGGAAGTGCAGCCGCTGGAACTGTAAATACTGGTGGTGGCGGTGGAGGAAATATGAATGGTGCTGTAGGTGGTGCGGGTGGCTCAGGACTAGTAATAATAAGGTATAGATATCAATAAAAAATATGGTAAAATAAAATTATGGCATCAACAATAAAAGTAGACAACGTACAAAATCAACCAGGCACTAATATAATTGATAAGTGCGGAACAACAATTACACTTGGTCAAAGCGGTGATACTATTGCTTTAGCATCAGGTGCATCACAAACAGGTTTTGGTAGAGAAGGATCAGTAGATTGGCAAACAGGTTCAATTAAAACAGCAACTTTTACACCAACATCTGGTGAAGGATATTTTTGTAATACTAGCGGTGGAGCATTTACAGTAAATTTACCTGCTGGATCAGCAGGAGCAATAGTTGCAGTTTCAGATTACACAAGAACTTTTCAAACACATAATTTAACCGTTGCACCAAACGGATCAGAAAAAATTGGTGGTGTTGCAGAAGATGCAAAATTAGAAACAGAGGGACAATCAGCTACATTTGTATATGTAGATGCAACCGAAGGTTGGATAAATGTTCAAGAAACTTCAAATTCAATTACAGGTACACCTCCTTATATTCAAGCAACAGGTGGAACAATAACAACGTCGGGGAATGACAAAATTCATACATTTACAGGACCAGGGACTTTTGCGGTTACTACTGCAGCCGTTTGTGCAGCAGATAATTTAGTTTCATATGTGGTAGTAGCTGGTGGTGGCGGTGGTGGTTATAGCTCGGGAGCACACTCCGGTGGAGGTGGTGGAGCAGGTGGTTTTAGAGAAGTAGTAAGTCCAAGTTCACCTTATACAGGATCACCATTAAATGGTTATCCAACACCAGGTAATAGAATTACAGTTTCAGCAACACCTTATCCAATTACTATTGGAGGTGGTGGTTCAGCTGCTAGTAGTGCTTCTGACCAAGGTGATCAGGGAGATAGTTCAATTTTTTCAACAATTACATCAAATGGTGGTGGAGGAGGAGGTTCGCCTTCTGGTGCACCTAATTATCCTGGCACAGCCGGAGGTTCAGGTGGTGGGGGAGCTTCTGAAGGTAATGGCCCTGGAGGTGCTGGAGATACACCTCCAACAACTCCAGATCAAGGATTTGCTGGAGGCACAGGAACAAATAGTCCCCCTGATTTGAGAGCAGGTGGCGGTGGTGGAGCTACAGCAGCAGGTGATGGTGGAATTCCAGGTTGTAGATCAGGAATTGGTGGAGCTGGAGCAACATCTTCAATTAATGCAACCCCAACAGCAAGAAGCGGTGGTGGCGGCGGTGGTGGAGCTGGCCCTTCAGGTCAACAAGATGGTGGAGCTGGTGGAGCTGGCGGTGGTGGACCAGGAGGTGGTTATAGTCCTCCAGGTAGTGCAACTCCAGGAACAGCAGGAACAGTTAATACAGGCGGTGGTGGCGGAGGTGGAGCTTATCCATCTGGATCAGGTGCTCAAGGGGGATCTGGTATAGTAATAATAAGATATAGAGCTTCATAATTATGAGTGAAATAAAAGTAAATAAAATTAGTCCAAGAACAGCTTGTGGAACTGTTACATTAGGAGATAGTGGAGATACTTTCACAATTCCTTCTGGTGCAACAATTACCAACGCTGGAACGGCAACCGGATTTGGTGCAACAGGTTCAGCTTCTTGGGACACAACAGTTAAGACAGGAGATTTTACAGCAGTATCTGGAGTAGGATATTTTGTAAATACAACGTCAGGTGAAATAGATGTAACTTTACCAGCCTCACCTGCAGCTGGAGATGTGGTTGCAGTTAAAGATTATGCAAACACATTTGATACAAACTATTGTAACTTATTAAGAAATGGTAAAAATATTGGAGGACTAGCAGCTGATTCTACTATATCAACAGAAGGAATAGCTGTTACATTAGTTTACGTAGATACAACAAAAGGTTGGTTAGTAACTGATGATGGTTTACAATCATCAGCACCAAAACCCCCTTATGCAGTTACTTATTTACTCGTTGCTGGTGGTGGCGGCGGAGGTTATAACAAAGCGGGTGGTGGCGGAGCTGGAGGTTATTTGGCTTCACCAGGATCTGATGATTATGCATCAGTCACATCCGATACAGTTATAACTGCTGTTGTAGGTGGTGGCGGAGCAGGTTCAACTGCAGCTCCAGCAAAAGGAACTAATGGAGTAGATTCAACACTATCAAGTCCAACAACTTCAACTATCACAGCCACAGGAGGTGGCGGTGGAGGTTCAGATGGTACAACCAATGGAATGCCAGGAGGTTCAGGTGGTGGTGGAGCTGATAATGGTGCTGGAGGATCAGGAACTTGTGGTCAAGGAAATAATGGTGGAGCTGGTAATCCTGGTGGAACTGCTGGCGGTGGTGGCGGCGGTGGAGCAACAGGTACTGGTGGTGCTGCGAGTAATCCAGCTGGTGGTAATGGTGGAGCTGGTACGGCAAGTTGTATTACAGGATCTCCTGTCACAAGAGCAGGCGGTGGTGGTGGATCACACGAATCAGGATCACAAGGTAGTGGTGGAGCCGGAGGTGGTGGTGCTGGCGGTGGAACTGCAGGAACTGCAAACACTGGTGGCGGTGGCGGTGGAAGACACGGAGGAACAGCAGGTGCTGGAGGCACAGGTGTTGTTATTTTAAGTGTACCAACAACTAATTATACAGGAACAACTACAGGATCACCTACAGTTACAACGTCGGGTGCTAATACAATTATAACTTTTACTGGAAATGGAACTTATACGGTATAGATATGGCACATTTTGCAAAATTAGGAAAAGGAAATATAGTAGAAAAAGTTGAATCAGTCTCAAATGAGATTGCTACAACGGAGGCAGCAGGAGTAGCTTTTTTACATAATTTCTATAAAAAAAATGATCATTGGGTTCAAACTTCTTATAATGGAAATATTAGAAAGAATTATGCTGGTGTGGGCTATACATATGACAGAATAAGAGACGCTTTTATTCCACCTAAAGAATTTAAATCTTGGACTCTAAATGAAACCACGTGTTTATGGGAATCACCTATTGCACGCCCAGATGATGGTAAGAATTATGAATGGAATGAACAAAATCAACAATGGGATTTGGTTGAATAACAATAAAAATTAAGATATAAGGAGAAACATTATGGCACATTTTGCAAAACTAGGAGCTAACGGAAAAGTTATATCAGTATTAACTTTAGATAATAAAGATATGCTTAACGCCGATGGTGTTGAAGACGAAACAGTAGGTCAACAATATTTAGAATTACACAATAATTGGCCTGCTCCAATGTGGATTCAAACTTCATACAATACAACAGGTAATAAACATAACTCAGGTGATAATTCTAAAGCATTCAGAGGAAACTATGCCGGTCTAGGTTATGAATGGGATGAAGATAACAATGTTTTCTGGCCTAAAAAACCTTACGCTTCTTGGACAAAGAACACAACTGATGCTAGATGGCAATCACCAATCGGGGATGCTCCTGCATTAACTGCAGAGCAAGAATCACAAAATACAGCAGATACTCATAGCTGGAATTATGAGTGGAATGAAGCTGGCCAATCTTGGGACCTAACAGACCACAAAGCATAATTGATCTAGATCAAATCTTTTAAATCATATTGACATTATAATACCATCCTTTATAAAAGGAGCTGGTATGCACAAGAAAGTATTAAGCGAAATTGATTTACATAATGGCAAAATAGACATGCCTAAAGGTTTCGAAATAGATCGAAACAAACTTCAAAAAGATATTTTATTATCACAAATTAAAAATTCACAATTTCCATTCTCAAGAGAATGGGATAAATTAAATACTTATATGCGCGAGCATATAAAAGTAGAGCACGATTTTACTTTAGTTAATAAAGAAACGTGGGGCAATGCCTATAAACCAAAAGAAATTTCTATTCCTTTATTAAATATTGATCCAGTAGACCTTAGAAATTCTCCTGATTATACTTTTCTTTATGGAGTAAATGTTAAGGACTGTAGTGTTCGAATACACTATGACCAAAACAGAAGAGCGGGAAGAAGTTGGGATATACCCTTAAAAAACAATAGTTTTATTATGTTCCCCTCTACGCAGATGTATTACATAACCAACAATCAAAAAGATTCTTTAAACTTTGTTCAAACAATAACTTATGAATTTATCTAATTACTTTTGGTATTTTACCGGAGTGTTAACTCCTAAATTTTGTGATGATGTTATTAAATATGCATTATCAAAAGAGGAAGAAATGGCTAGAACCGGTGGTTATGGTGATAAAAAATTAAACAAGCAAGAAGTATTAGATTTAAAAAGAAAAAGAAATTCGGATTTAGTATGGTTGAATGATAAGTGGATTTATAGAGAACTACACCCTTATGTTCGTATGGCAAATAAAAACGCTGGGTGGAATTTTCAATGGGATTTTTCTGAGTCTTGTCAATTTACTAAATATAAATTAAATCAATACTATGATTGGCACACTGATCCTTGGGCTAAACCTTATCAAAGAAAAAATCCTAATGATCCAGACCATGGTAAAGTTAGAAAACTATCTATGACTTGCCAACTAACAGATGGGTCAGAATATACCGGTGGAGAATTAGAATTTGATTTTAGAAATTATGATCCTCCTATGAGGGATGAAAGTAAACACATAAGACAAGTCCCTGAAATATTACCTAAAGGCTCTATCGTAGTATTTCCTTCACATTTGTGGCATAGAGTTAAACCCGTAACGAAAGGAACGAGATATTCACTTGTCGTATGGCATTTAGGATATCCATTTAAATAGTATGTATATACATAATCATTTTGTAACACCTGTATGGACTGAAATTAAAAAAGATTTTGTTAAATCTTTAAACAAAGCGTCTGATCCATATATTAAAGAAGCAAGAAAAACTAAAGAAGCTAAAGCTCATCTGAAAGCTCACGGAGACTTTGGAAGATCATGGCACTCAACACAATTACTAACTGATACTCAATTTATGGATTTTAGAAATTATGTTGGTCAAAAGTGTTGGGAATTTTTAGATCATTCAGGATTTGATATGACCAAGTACACAACTTTATTTGAACAAATGTGGGTACAAGAATTTGCTAAAAAAGGAGGAGGACATCATTCAGCACATATACATTGGAACACTCACGTTAATGGTTTTTATTTTTTAAAGTGTAGTGACACTACTTCAATGCCTGTCTTTCATGAACCGCGAACAGGAGCAAGAGCAACTAAATTACATATGAAACAACAAAAAGGTGTATGGCCTGGAACAGAATTAATTAACTTTAAACCTGAACCTGGATTGTTAATGTTTTTTCCAGGGTATTTAGAGCACGAATTTTCTGTGGATTATGGCAAAGCTCCATTTAGATTTATTCATTTTAATGTCTCCGCTGTATTAAAAGAGATGGCCAAAGATGTTTAAAAAGAAAAAGTATACAGTTATTCGTCAAGCCATATCAAAAGACTTAGCTAATTTTGTTGCTAATTATTTTTTAATGCAAAAACAAGTTTATAATACTTGTAAAGAACGTAGATATTTTTCTCCTTTTGAAACTATTATAGGTCATTATGAAAGTAAAGATGAACAAATACCAAACACTTATTCTCAATATGCTAATATAGCTATGGAAACATTATTACTTAAATGTCAACCAGGTATGGAAAAAGCAACAGGACTAAAATTATATCCTGCTTATACCTATGCAAGAATTTATAAAAAAGGCGATGTTCTTAAAAGGCATAAAGACAGATTTAGTTGTGAGGTATCTACGACGATGAATCTTGGGGGGGATGACTGGCCTATCTATTTAAGCCCTAATGAAAATGTAGGTGTATCTAATTCTAAACCAGGTATTACCTCAGAAAGCAAAGCCAAAGGAATAAAAGTAGATTTAAAACCAGGAGATATGCTGGTTTATTCTGGCTGTGAGCTAGAACATTGGAGAGAAAAATTTAAAGGCAAAGAATGTATTCAAGTATTTTTACATTATAATAATCGCAAGACACCGGGAGCTAAAGAGAATATGTTTGATAAGCGCCCGCATTTAGGACTTCCTTCTTGGTTTAAACGATGATATAATTCTTAGATGGAGGCAGGGATCCACCACATACCCCCTGCTTCCTTCTAAGGATTATATTTTATGTTATTAGGATTTGGAGCATTTGGCGAACTACCCATATCAACATCGGGTGCAGACAATAATGTAACTATTTCAGTTACAAAAAATGAACTATCTATAAGTATTGGAAACCCGGGTATTACAGCAGATTCTATTACAGAAATACCTACTCCAAACCCACTTACTTTAGGTTTTGGAAGTTTAACTCTTACTGCGGACTCTAATCTTACTGCAGTCAAAAATGAATTAGTCTTAGGCACAGGGACTGTTACAGTCAGTGCTGGCGCTACCATAACAGCTGTAAAGAACTCTCTTGTAATTTCAAGCGGAACTGTTACACTAACGTCCGACGCAAATGTCGATCCTACAGGAAGCACGCTTACGCTTGCTACAGGAACGGCACAAGCAATAACATGGAGTGAAATTATTCCAGGCGCAACAATGGTCTGGGTACCAATAGATACAAGAACGTAATATTATGGCATCAACTTATTCAACAAACGCACAATTAGAACTCATAACAACTGGTGAAAAAGCTGGTTTATGGGGAACTATAACTAATACAAATTTACAAATTGTAGAACAAACTTCAACCGGAGTTTTAGATGTAGATCTAGCTTCAGGTAGCTCTACGCTTGTCTTAACAGATGGAGCAACTTCTACAGGAAAAAACATATACTACAGACTTTATGGTACTTTAGCAGCTAACCGAACGGTTACTATGCCAGGTACTGCAGAAAGAGTCTGGATCATGAAAGATGACACTGTTAGAGGAACATCAAATAGAACTTTAGGGGTTTTAACTGCTTCTGGAACGGAACAACCTATTCCTCCAGGCGCTACTGTTTTATGTAAATCTAATGGCTCAGAAACAGTTGTAACTATTTTAGAAAAAGGATATGCAAGTATTACTAATTCTAATACTCCTTATACTGCGGTAGCTGGTGCACAGATTTTAGCTAATACAACATCAGCCGTCATTACTGTAACACTTCCTTCAGCCGCTTCTACAGGAGATGAAGTTACAATTACAGATTCGTATGGTACTTTTCAATCTAACAACTTAACCGTAGACCGAAACGGCTTAAAAATTAATAGTGGAACTTCTAATTTAATTTTAAGCAATAATGGTCAATCCCTTACATTAGTCTATGTAGATGCTACTCGAGGGTGGGTGTACAAGACTAATTATACTTCATAGGAGCTACATTTATGGCTCTCTTTGAAATGAAATTTCAACCGGGTGTCGACAAGCAGGATACTGCTGTCGGAGCTACAGATCGATGGGTTGATTCAGACAATGTCAGATTTAGATATAATCTTCCAGAAAAAGTAGGAGGATGGTCTTCTCTATTAACTGACACCATTGTAGGTGTCGCGAGAAAGCAACACGCATTCGTAGATACTGATGGCAATAAATATGTAGCCATTGGTACTGATAAATTTTTACTTATATATTTTGAAGGAACTCTTTACGATATAACTCCTTGGCGTTCTGATAACGCTGGTGCTCAAGTCGAATTTACGGGTTCAACATTAGCAACCAATAGTACTACCAATAAACAATGTACAATTACCACTAGCTCTAACCATAGTTTAGAAGTAGGAGATATTATTGTTTTAAATAGTGTTACCTTACCAGGTAGTACAGGTCTATCAGCAACTGATTTTGAAGATAAAAAATTTCAAGTTTTAAGTGTTCCAACTTCTGTTACCTTTACCATTAATTCATTAAACCAAGCTACTACTGTAGTTGCAACTGGTGGAAGTATGAAGGTTCAACCTTATGCAACCATTGGTCCAGCAGCTCAAACTTATGGTTATGGATTTGGTGTAGGAAATTATGGTGGAACCATTACAGGAGCTCAAACCAATAACTTAGATGGAGCTTTAAATGCTGATACTGCTGGAACCGGTGGAGCAGGAACTAGTATTACTTTAGATTCAACTACTGGATTTACTTCAACAAATGGAACGATTTTAGTTGAGAACGAATTAATTAAATACACAGCCATTTCATCAAATGATTTAACAACTATTACTAGAGGAGCTTACGGAACCGCAACTACTGGAACTTCAAATGGACAAGCTCATAGTGATGGCACAATAGTTTATGATGCAACCAATTATACTCAATGGGGAAATGCAGTTAATGCTTCAGACGTTACACTAGAACCAGGTCTCTGGTCACTAGGAAACTGGGGAGAAGTTTTAGTTGCAACGATTGCAAATGGAAAAACATATACATGGAATTCAGGGATTAGTGGATCAGCAAGATTTACCAACAGGGCTTCAATGATAACTACTAATTATGTAACAGCAATTAGTGGAAGCAATGGTAATCCTACCGCTAGTAGATTAACTCTAGTTTCTCCAACAACTCGACACTTAATTCATTTTGGAACTGAAACAACTATTGGAACAGATTCCACACAAGATGATCTGTTTATTAGATTCTCGGATCAAGAAGCTATTAATACTTTTGCCCCAACAGCTGATAATAGTGCTGGTACACAAAGACTTCAAGATGGTACAAGAATTATGGGAGCCATTAAAGGAAAAGAAAATATTTTAGTCTGGACCGACAATGCTCTTTACTCTATGAAATTTGTAGGAGCTCCATTTACCTTTGGCTTTGAACAGGTTGGCACAAACTGTGGATTGATTGGACAGAACGCATGCTGTGAAATTGATGGTGTTGCTTATTGGATGGGAAATAATGGTTTCTTTTCTTTTGATGGTACTGTTAATTCCTTATCTTGTTCAGTAGAAGACTATGTTTATGGTGATTTTGATACCACTAAAGGACAACAAGTCTATGCGGGTATCAATAACTTATTTACAGAAGTAATTTGGTATTACCCAAGTTCTGGTGAAACCTACAATGACAGATATGTTGTATATAATTATGGAGAAAGAACTCAACTACCGACAGGTGTGTGGTATACAGGAACTAATACTAATTCTATTAGAACTACATGGATTGACTCTATTGTTTATCCAAAACCTTATGCTACTCAATTTAATAGTTCTTCAACAGGGACTTTTCCAAGTATTATTGGGGAGACAGGATTAGGTCAGACTGTTTACTTTCAACAAGAAACTGGAACTGATCAATTAAATCCCGATGGATCAACAACTGCTTTAACTTCTTCGTTACAATCCTACGATTTTGCCATTCAGACCGATAAAGGTATGGGAGAATATTTTTTAGCAATGAGAAGATTTATTCCTGATTTTAAAACTTTAACGGGTACAGCTAAAGTAACCATAGGATTAAAAAATTTTCCTTCATCTTCAGGAACAGATAGTACCTTAAGTCCTTTTAGTGTGGTGCCTACTTCTACACAATTCAACACGAGAGCTCGAGGAAGATACGCAAGTGTTAAAATAGAAAATCAAAGCGCTGGAGAAGACTGGAGATATGGTACTTTTCAAGTCGATGTTCAAGCGGATGGGAGAAGATAATGGCTAAAATAGTAGTAAGATTACCAGAACCTAGAAAAGAATACACAGAGGATAACCAAAGACAAATTAACCGAGCTATTAGTTCTGTTATAGAACAACTTAATTCAACATACATGCAACCTGATAAGGATGATCAAGAAAGGTTTAATTTCTTTTTAAGCTAATGTCTAACGTATATAAAAATATTCAAGCAAAAATTACTTCTGCAGGATCCTACGATGATATGTATGAAACCCCTACAGAGACTACATCTTTAGTTAAAAGTGTTAAATTATTTAATACTCATGGTTCTGCTTTAGATGTGGACATTAAGGTTTACGACTCATCCTCTACTACAGACTTTGAATGGGATAAGGTAAGTGTGGATGCTAGTGGAAGCGTTGATTTATTAACGTTTAATAACATCATCATCCTAGAGGCGGGTGATAAATTAAAGATGCAATGTGCCACAGGAAATGTTATAAAAATGACGGCCTCAATATTACAAACAAGCAGATCATAGGAGAATTATGCCATTTATAGAACAAGAAGCGAAGAGTGAATATAAAGAAATTGATGGTAAAAAAGTACATATTATTACCCCTGAAGTAGAGATTACAGTAACTAATACTGAAACAGGTACAGAGTATATGTCAGACAAAGAAGCTGACGATGATGTCAATAACCCATCTACAGACACTAAAAGAGAGCATATTCGAAGAGATGTACATATCAAAGTAGCAGCCCTTAAACTAGGCGCTGATACAGGTAAGGTATAAGATATTGACGATGAACAAAAAAACAAGTAAAGTGATAGGTTCAGGTGTAATCCCTGCGATTTTCATATATAATCATACATTAAGGAATTAGAAATCATGTCGTATTTAAATAAACCAAGAAAAGGAATGTTGCTAGGAGGAGTATGGGACTGGATAACAGAGACAGCACTACCAGCAGCTAAAGAATACAGTGGCTTAGTTAAAACAGGAATTTCTGCATTATCTACTTACGCAGCCTTTAAAGATCAACAGAAAAAAAATGAGATGCAACAAGCAGCTTATGATGATTACATGGCACAAGCTGAAGCAGCTGGTCACCAGGCAGCAGCAGCTATTGATTTAAACTTAACCCCTATGGAAGTATCAGGAGTACCTACAACTAAAGCCGATGTTACAGATTTTACTGCAGTTGCAGCTAAAGGTGGACTAATGTCCATACCGAATAAACAAAGAAAGAGATATGCAACAGGTCCTGACGAAGTTGACGTAATGGAAATGGATGAAGAATCAATTACTCCATTCGGCCTTCAACAAGAAACAGGAATTGATCTTATGGGTGAGCAAGTTCAATACAATACAGCAAACCCTAGAGATGGCGCATGGAATGTATGGAACTCAGGTGCCATAGATCAAGACATCTATGAATTTGATTTTGAAATTTTCTTTCAAAGTGGTGACTGGATGGATTACCTTAAAGGTGAAGCACCTGTTGAAGGAAACATGCAGATGGCTTCGGCTTACAGTGATGATGACCTTCAAGCATATGAAAACTACAAGTATACTATGGATGAACAAATGCCTGGGATGCCTATAATGGAAATAGATGACTGGCTTAGAATGGAACATGGAGCCGCAAAACTTGGTGTAAGAAATGGTGGTATCATAGGTTTAAGACACGGTGGAAGACCTGGGTATAGATTTGGAACTCCAGACACAATAATGGCAGATCAAGAAACAATATTAGAAACTCCCAACGAAGAAATTGTCACTAATGACATGGAAGAAATTAAAGGACAAACTGCAGGACCTGATTGGTATATTAAAAGATTAGAGCATTTAATGTATCTAGGATATTCATATGATGAAGCTGGTGAAATAGCTTATGATAGTGACAAATATTATGAAATAGTTGGAAGGGGATCTGCGATTCCAAAACCAGAAGATAGCCCTATGCAAATGGCTTCATCACCTGGTATAGGAGATTCTCAAAACGACATGTCTCTGGAGTTGTTTGGTAAACCTTATCATGAACTTAATGAAATGGAACTAGAAATGTTTCAAGAAGAAATGTGGAGACTTCAAAGTAAATTTATGGCTAAAGGTGGAAGAATTGGGTATGCAATGGGTCCAGGTCCAGTTATGAATAATACCGAAGGTGGCATCATGAATCTAGGTGGAATGGAAAAAGATTATAGAACTACTGGTGGCTTTGTTCCAATTGGAGAGTACGAAAAAAAAGATGATGTCCCAGCACGATTATCTAAAAACGAATTTGTATTCACAGCTGATGCAGTAAGAGCTGCAGGCGGTGGAAGTATTAATAAAGGGGCACAAAGAATGTATGACACTATGAAAAATTTAGAAGCACAACCACAAGCTAAAAGGATGACAGCATAATGGCACAATCACAATACGAAGCAGCCGGCTTATTACCCAGCGCAACATTAGCCCCTTACGGTAAAGAGATACTTAAATATGGTATCGGGCAACTAGGGACTCCTATCAACGTAGGAGCTTTAACTCCTAAAGTTGCAGGTCAAACAGCATTCCAACAAAAAGGAGCCCAAAGACTTGCCGACATGTATGGCATGGGTGACATTCAAAGAGATGCCACAGGACA